TAATTCAACTTCAAATTCATTACCATCTATATCATCTGATATATTCTTAAATTCACATTCTGTTAAATCAAAAGTATGTTCAAATAGATTACCAGTATTAGGATTAGTTACTTCTACTGTATATTCAGGACCATATGCTAAAATTCTAGAAGCTACCATAACTGCATTCTTATCACCTAAAACCAAATCATCACTATTAACTCCTTCAGAAACTATTAATGAATCTAATAATTGTTTAATAACAACCCCTTTCTTAATAAGATTTTGTGATGTAAGAATATCTTCTTCTTTAGCCGTCATATACTTTATTTCTATTTTACCTGAAGAAAGTGGTGAATCTTTTGGATAAAGTTTTCCCTCACTTGGTAAATCAACTACTTCAGTTGGAAATTTAAATTCCTGTGTTTGTTCTGCCATTATTATACCTCCGTTGCTCTTCTATACCACCCAAACCAAAATCTTTCTTGTTCTGGTTTATTGATGACGAGATTTGCAAACCTTAGAACTCGATAAGCTCGTACTCTTTCAAGTTCAAGGTTCTGTATTGCTTTAAGTGTTGCTGGTCCCATACCACCATCAACGTCAATTTTTTCTTTGTTTTTAGCATTTGCTGCTCTCTGTAAAACTTTGATTGCTCCACCCTGTCCAAAGTTTACTGTCATATCAAAATAAATATGTCGTAAATGAGGTGGAACTTCATCACATTTAGCTCTTCTCCAATAATCTTGATAATATATTGTTTTAGCTTGTTCTTTAGTTAAGTTTTTAATATCCACATCTGGATAAAACCTTTTAGTAATACCATATTTGGTTTCACCACCTAAATCATTTGGGTCATTTACATACCCACCTTCGTGTTTTAATACTACTTCTATAATATTATTGAATGTAGTTAATTGGGTTTTCTCTGACATTTTTGATAACCTCTTTATTATATTACATAACATTTGTATATATAAATATATACTAAAAGAAAAAATCCTCAATTTTTGTTGAGGATTTTTATCGGAATTATTTTTTTTATTAATTAGAATTCAAGTATTGCGTAATCATACCTTAAAGTTAATGATATATCAACTGGATCACTCGAAGCAAAATCTAAATCATTAAAATTAGCAGATTGTATCCAAGTACCTTTAAGTTTCCAATTTTCAACCACATCACCTACTGGACCTAAAACTTGAAAATCAACATCTTTCTTATAAAAATCTGAATAACCATCTCTACCGGTTACAGACTCATGAGATAACCTAATCCATTCCATTGCTGCTTGAGCAGCTGATGGTACAACTGGGTCATACATGGTAATTTCAATAGTTTCCCATGAGGCCTTTCCCTTAACCCATCTTTTTATATTTAAATGGTTAAGTTCAACTTCTTCAAAACTAATAGTTGGTCTACTAGCTGTTTTAATTAAGTAAGCTGGAATACCATCAATAGACATTATAAAACGATTTTTTAATTTCGGTTCAAATGGTGTAAACATAGCTTGGTTAGCATCAATCAAAGTTGCCATATTATTTCTCCTATTGTATTAAGTGTTTAACCAACAACACATAAGTTTTCATATATAAATATAAAAAAAGTAAAAAAATAGGGGTTTATATTTAATAAACCCCCATCATCTTTATGTTTTATTTTACTATCTATTATTCTGGGAATGAAGCTCCTGTTGGTTGTATTGTAAAGTCTAATACAATAAATTCAGCAGTCTTTGTAGGTTGTAAAAATATCTGACCGTAAAGTATATTTCTATCTACAATATCAGGAGTATTATTTGTGTCATCCATTACTACCTTAAATGCATTTAACCCACTTTGAGCTTGAACTTGTTCTAAATAAGGATTAGCTATGTTCAAGAATCTATTTCTTGTAGTAGCATTATTTTGTTCAAATACAAGGAATCTTGAAGAAGCAGCAATAAATTTCTTAACCTTAATCATTAACCTTCTTACATTAACACGATCAAGTGCTGATGATTTTTTCTGTAAGGTTTTTTGTCCCCAAACACAAACTCCTTGTCCTGGGAATGTTGCGATTGGATTAACATTTGATTCATATAAGTCATCTCTATTCTTATGAGTTAGTTTTCTTTCAGCTTGAATAACAGTATCTAAACCACCACGATTAAGACCTGCTGGTGCGAACCAAGGAGCAGCTACTTTATCATTGAAAGCATAGATACCAGGTATTACTACTGAAGGTGGTACCCATACATTTGTTCCTATTTGTTGATCTGTTACTTGTACCCAAGGCCAATAAGTAGCAGCGTAATTAGAATCCATTAATTTAACTTGATCTGTTACAGTAGCTAGGGTAGTAGTATTATGATTTACACTATCTACTACTGTAAAGGCATCACCTCTACTCTCACATACGTCAATAGCTTTAGTTATCAAAGATGTATGAGTTGCATTCTCTCTAATAATTCCTGGAAGTAATAAAAGATTAAAATCATATTCATCAGCATTAGCTAATAAATTGAGAGCTTTTGTATATTGGTCTTTTACAGCGGAAACACTAAGGTCGAAACCTTGAGTACTGACATCACTTATATTTTCATTAAACAATATAGGATGTGTTGTTGTTCCATCCGAACCATTACTAAATGCACCTGCAATTGAACCACTATTAGAACCACTATGAAATGTAGGTAATGATGCAGATGCTGCAGGAACTCTAACACTACCATTTTCATCAAGATAATCTAATGTATCTTCAAAAGTTTCAACTCTAACATATTTTGATTTATTTGACCAATCTCCTGTATATGTAAGATATGCATCATCAGCTGTTCCACCAATTGCTATATCCTGATCACCAATTATTTTTGATATATAATTTGATTGATTTGGATCTAATGATAAATTATTCCAAGTTTCAAGAATTTGTTTTCTTTTAGATGTATCGTCTCCACTTCTAATCAATAATGAAAAAGTACCTTTTTTCTGATTAAGACTTCCTATTTCCCATCTAATATTACTTTGATTTCCATCAGTTAAAAGACTATTTATACCAATACTAGCTGAATTATTTAATATGTAGCCATCAGATAATGTGTGTAATTTAAATGGTGTTTTAAATGTACCTGAATTATAATCTTGACCACCCGCCATACTTTGTGATGTAAATGAACCAGTAAATGCGACAATTTCTACAAATCTCTCAGCTGGACTAGAACCACCAAACACAGTTGTTGGTGTCACACCGGCCGTACCAACACCGGTTACATCTGAAAGTTCTACACCAAAATTTCCAGCTACACTTGATGTAAATCCAACCGTTGTTGAACTTACAGTAGAAGTTAGTGGTAGTCCGTGTAATGAAGCACTTTCGTTAAAAATTTGACTCATACTAGCTGCTGTTATAGCCAAAGTTGAAGCGGATGGAAAATATATTTGTGTTGCTGTATCAACCACTCCAAGGTTATATCCATCTGAACCTGTAGCTACAAATTTAACTGTAGTACCACCTGTAGGTGTAAATGATGCCGAAACCCAATCAATTGAATTTAGATCAACACCTGATGCGGAATATTCAGCAAGTGAAGCTCCAAAAGTTATACTCCCAGTATGGTTTACACCACCACCAACAACAGCTGGATCAATGGAAGAAGAAATTGTAGCACTAGCATGAGAATAATCAGCACCCATTACTCTAACAATAGTTATTTTACCTGAATGATTTAAATAATTTTTTACAGTATGTGAAGTTAAATACTGATAATAATTACTTCCACTTTTGAATACATCACCAAATTTTGCTTGAAATTCACTATATGAATTTACAACTGTTGGAACTAATGCTGGACCTTTAACAGTAGGTCCAACTACTGCTGCTCCAATATCTCCAATCGCAGCTGGTAAAAATGAAGCATCTATTTCTTTTGAAAATACACCGGGGGATACAATTTTTTCGGCCATTCTAATTTCTCCTAATTATCTATTATTCTGGGAATGAAGCTCCTGTTGGTTGTATTGTAAAGTCTAACACAATAAACTCAGCAGTCTTTGTAGGTTGTAGGAATATTTGTCCATATAATATATTTCTATCTACTATATCCGGAGTATTGTTTGTATCATCCATTATCACCTTAAATGCATTTAACCCACTTTGAGCTTGAACTTGCTCAAGATATGGATTTGCTATATTCAAGAATCTGTTTCTCGTTGTAGCATTATTTTGTTCAAATACAAGGAATCTTGAAGAAGCTGCTATGAATTTC